TCAAGAGGTAGTGCTAGCCATTTACGTTTTAACCTGCTAAACATACATAAACAGTGCGTTAAATGTAATCGGTTTAAAAGTGGTAATGCAGTTGATTACCGTATTGAGTTAATAAAAAGAATAGGCTTGGATAATGTCGAGAAGTTAGAAAGCGACAACAAGCCTAGAAAGTTTACAATAGAATACCTTAAGCGCTTAAAGAAGATATTCAATAAGCGCGCTAGGTTTTATTTAAGGGGTTGATATGTTTATATTTTTAAGTGTTATAGGTTTTGTTGCTTTTGTTGTTTTTATCTTGTTTATTCGTTATATGATGAACAGCACCATAAGATAGTAAAACTAAAAAAAGCAAATGAAAGCTCTATGTTTTTGCTATATCGTCAGACCAGACTTGTATGCTTCTTGTTGAGCCTGTTCTATTTTTTAGGGTTATATTTGAACCGTCGTCGTATACGGCTATACCTGTGCCTGAATCAGAATTTAAAAATAAACTACCTGTATCATCTATAGATTTAACATTACCGTTAATTATTGCCACCCTCATATAGTCATTTGAATTTACAATATTCAATTGCAGCATTGCCGATTCGTTGTTTTTGCATACGGCAATACTATCAAGATTTGAGTAGTTTTTTATTATCGGTAAATTTAAAACTGTAGACTTATAACTACTTGGGCTTTGTCTTAATATGGCTGAGTTAGATTCTGCACCACTTGAGTTATAGCCCTTCATATTATTATCCGAATAGATATTTATATTTGTAAACTCACCTGATCCTGCATTATTTATATCTAAAGGGTAGCGCTGCGTTACACTTCCAAGCCCTTGATCATCAAAGCAGGTGTTGTTTGCTATAGTAATTGAATCCATATTGTCAGAGTTTACTAGGTATAATGTTATGCCACCTTGATTTGTTCCTGACATTTTATTGTTGTTATTGTATATAGTATTACCTAGCACCATTATATTGCTTGATTCTTCCGCTAATAACACCCCAGTAGAACCGCAGTTATAAACTATGTTGTTTGATATTATGCCTTTTTTGCCTTTGGGTACATCGATACCGTTACCACCTGTAATATTGTTTACTGTATTGCCAGATATTAAAAAGTTTGTGCAATTAGAAAAATATATTGTGCCCGCATCGTTTGACCTGAATAAGCTGCTAGTGCATTTCGCCCCATTTTCACCGCTAGCCATAGAAACGCAATCAAGTCCTACATCTTCAAAAGTACATTGGTCAACCCAGTTATCCTTGCCGCCACCAGTAAATGCAATAGCTTGTTTTCTATCGCTTAAATCTAGTGTTGTTCTGTTGTATATGCCGCACTCGTTAAAACTACATTTTGAGAATTTAGTTTCTGCACACCCAGAACCCAAAACAGAGATTCCCCTGGAGTTTTTGTGTTTTGTTCTTATGAAAGATACGCCTCTTGTGTTAAAAAGCTGTACCACATTATCAAATGATGTTACATCCCCTGTATTACCATCAAAAGTTATATCTTTAAAAGTAACAAAATCGACATTTGACACAGCGATAATAACACCGCCACCAGAAGCGCCAGAGGCCGCTTTAAGAGTACCCTTGCCTTTTATAACGGTTTTATCAATAGCTTGTAAATTTTCTACTATATATACTAGATTGTAATCAAGATAAACATCTATCCCTGTACTTATTGCTATATTTACAGTTACGCTATCGTTATTTGAGTCATTACCTAACGCTCCAAAAACTCTAGGATCAACAGAATCTTTTGAACTTACAAAATACCATTGATTCCCGTTTGCATCATTTAACAGCGCATCGCTTAACTGTTCTGGCGTTTGGCTTGGGGTTTGACCTGTTACTCCGTTTTGCTTCCACTTACCTGCGCCGCCGTCACCTGCTGTTGTGAAGCCTGACGTTTCCAGTATTTTGTCGGCATCATAAACAGTAGAGCTGTTAATTAATTCTGCTGTGGTTTGCTGTCCTGTTAAAGCATTGATATCCGTTACTGCTTGCTCAGCATCTTCTGCGAACCCTTCCGCCAAGTCAACTTGATCTTTACAATCCTGTAGAAGCTCTTGAAACTCCAAGAGCTGCTCATCTGTTGGCGGTACTGATGAATTTAACAGTTCAGGTATTGTTGTTGCTGTGCTATCTTGGTTTACTGTAACACTACCCAGCCTTGTGTAAGTGCTACTTTTTACATCTTGATAATCTATGCTTACCATTCCGTATTGCACATCAATTAAATAACTGCCGCTAGTTGGGATAGTTATTTCTGTCATGGAGCTTTTAACTACTTTGCCCGTGTTAGTTTCGTGCGTAAACCTTATTTTATCACCTATAGCGAAAAACCCGCCAGGATCTAGTATTGTTCCTGATAATGTTATGCTAGCCATTTTTATTTATTCCTATGTAGCTATTTACTTAATTAATTTTTATGCTTAATTTTAGCGCTTAAATACACTAACTAATAAGCGCTCTACTTTTGCGAGAAGCAAATAAAAACTTCTTATTATATTGATGCTTGCCACATAATTCGGTGCGATCCTGTTGTTATCGGTGCCCCACTTGTATTAAACAAACCTATGTAAATGTTTGTAGCGTCGCTACTGCTGTGTCTAGCTATGTAAGATTGGTTGCCAGAGTACGTTACCACAACATGCCCAGTTGTTTGCACTAACCCATGAGGGATGGTTATTATTCCCAACCCGTCAACTGGCAGGTTGTCATTGCCTTTTGCATCTGCGCCCTTAGTACCATAAAAATCGTTATCATTAGGTGAGTTTACAGTATTATCTATAATTCCGCCTATAAATCTGTTGATGCTAGCGCTACTGGGATTATCTACAGCGTGAGAATCCATGTTAAGTATTGATACAATATCAAACGTGTTATTCTGGCTTGTGTTACGTAAATTAATACCCTTATTAGCATTAACACCACGAATACTAAACCTACTGTTAGTGAGGTAAGAGTCTAATACCTCACGCTTGTCTACTTTATCGTCATTAGGGTCTAAGTTACCATCTAATACGCCTTGCCAACCGTCACCATAAAGTGAAAAGCAAGCGTATCCATCGCCATTATTATATACGGTTGCATATAATTTGTTATCATTAATCGTTGCACTTTGATTAATAAAGACTCCGCTCTCTATGTCGTTGCGTGATATAACATTAAACTCAGAGCTTGAAAGAGATCCAGAACCGAAGCCCTTGTCAGATAAATCCACCCTAAAACCATTTCGACAACCAAAGCTTTGTACTCTTGCATTGATGCTCTCAAATTTAGCACCAGATAGCAATAAAGCTGGCCCGTTAGGACAATCAGTAGCAACAACATTTATATCAATATTTCTAAAGGTGTGCTGACCATCAGCTAAATCACTTAAATTCATCAGCACGCCTCTGTTGCCACTAGGACTATTAACAACCACGTCTTTAATCGACACGTCAGTGCAGTTGTCATTTTGAACAGTTAAAATAAAACAATCGTCACCAGCGGTTGAAACTTGAACAGAATTTCCTGTTATATATGAAGAGTCATAGAAGTGTATACCATCGTCATTAGGCTGTTCAAATGTAGATTTTACGCGCAGCTTATCAAAAAATACGTTAAAACATTTTTGAAAACGTATTCCAAAACCTGTCATTTCATTTATAAATATTTCCCCTATATTTATTTGACTTGCATTCTGCAGCCATATGCCTTGGCCTCCTTTTGGTCTGTTGTCGTGATCACCAAAGACAGTAAACCCATCCAATTTAATGTTGTCATTATTAAGTGATATATCGGTCTGAATACAATCGTAAACAACGCCATCATTAAACGCCGACAAAATTGTTTTTTCAACGCCATCGCCAGTGATAGAACCATCAGGCGGTAACAAAAGCGCATAACCTCTAGAGTATAAGTCTGCCTGTCTTCTTATGCTGTAAACACCTGACGGCAAGTAGGTAATTTTTTTGTTATTTGAGGCGTAGTTAATTGCAGCTTGAATGCTGGCTGTATCATTATTTACACCGTTACCAATAGCACCCAAAGATATGGCATTTACTTTATCGTTGACAATTAAGGACCACTGATTGCCGCTAGCATCATTTAGCAATGCATCGCCTAGTTGCGCAGGTGATTGGCTTGGTGTTTGACCTGTAATGCCGTTTTGTTTCCATTTAGCGCCGCCGCCGTCACCTGCTGTTGTGAAGCCTGACGTTTCCAGTGCTTTGTCGGCATCGTAAACAACTGAGCTATTTATCAAATCCGTTGTGGTTTGCTGACCTGTTAATGCGTCTATCTGTTGCAATGATTGATCTGCATTGTTTTGAGCGTCGATACAGTTTGCTAAAACCGTTTGAAACTCTAACATTTCTTGGTTTGTTTGCGGAACTGTAGCACGAAGCAGCTCAGGAATGTTTGTTGCTGGGTTATCTTGGTTTACTGTGGCTTTACCTAGATTAGTAAAAACCTCGTCCGTTACAGCTTTGTAAGATATGTTTACTATCCCGTATTCAATAGATACAGAATATTGACCGTTAGGCGGTATGGTAACAAAGCATTCAGCAGTTTGTACTGTATCACCTGTGCTGCTCTTGTGTTCGAGCTTTATTTGATCGCCGACAGCTAGCTCGCCATTTGGTCTTTTTAAAACGCCCGTCAATGTTATGCTAGCCATTTTTATTTATTCCTGTATAGGTTGTTTACAAAATTAATGTTTACTTTTTTATCTATTGCTGAATCAATAGAGTTTTTTATATCATCAGATAATGAATTGATTTTTTTGTCTAAGTCATTTTTTGTATTATCAATATTTACCTTGTGATTTTTTAATTGATCTTTTAAATTATTGATATGATCATTAAAGCTTTTTACATCTTGATTTATTTCAATAACTTTCTCTACTTTTTGCGGCTCTTTGTTTTTTACTTCACGCCTTAGAGATTCAATATCCGCTTGCATCTCTTGTATTTTTAAAGTAATTTTTTCTATATCAGTCATTAGTGATCACCATTCCCGTTTACATATCTAGCCGCTGTTACTCCAAATAATACCACATTAGCCGCGCCACTGTCGATTATACCGCTCCCAGCCAAACCCTTGGACGCGTCATTGTCAACACCGTCTTGACCCCAACCTACACCAGTATCGTTTATGCTACCGTTTGAGCCTGCACTGCTTATGCCGCCATCAATAGCGCCAGCGGTGCCACCTGTACCAGGTAATCTACCATTACCACCATCACCACCGTCACCGCCTAGCCAATTTGTAGGGCCAACCTGAAAAGCATTAAACCCGCCGTCACCGCCATTAGGCGCAAAAATATAACCGTCTGCCGTTGGATATGCTGCCGAAGGGGTCGCGCCGCTAAAATATATATCAGTGTCTACGCCTTGAGCATCGTAAACAGTGCCGCCGTTTTGCCCGTTACCCGCGTTATTTGGTGGTGGTGTATTTGTGTTTTCTGAGCCGTCAGCACCTTTACCACCATTACCGCCGTTTGCTTTACCTTCAAAACCATTAGCGAGTATCAGTATTACTTTTGAGCCGCTTGCAAAGTTACCGGCTCTTATAGCAGTCTGTCCGAACGAATAAGCAGTCAAAACAAAAGTTATAGTTACAGCTTGAGATGGTGCGCCAGCTAAAACAAAAAGACTAGCCTCGCCCAGTGGCCCATCAAGCAATATCTCGCTATTATCCTCAAATGCTGCTTCATATGTCATTAAGTCAACGTTGTATTGTCTACCCTCTTTGTTGTATTTAGGGTTTATTTTTAATACTTGCGCTCTAATGTTGTTAGAGTTTGCACCGTCAAAGCCTTGGTCTACTTCACTATTAACGTTAACAACATCGCCAGTTTTAAAGGTTATATATCTTTCGTCTGCTGTAAAGCTTCTAATATACGGCGTAAACTTAAACCGGCTTACATATCTTTGCGTTAATAGGTCAGCGGCATCTTTATCAAGCATAATGTTATTATTAAATCGCTTGTCTTTATGCTCTCCATATAATTCTGGCCCTATAATGGCGTTATCTTGAAACTGAGAACCCTTTCTATAACTTGAATCATCCTCATTGTCTGCTAAGTTTCTTTTGTCATACAACACAAGCGCCCTAGATGCTCGTATTTGTTCTTGAGGCTTCTTACTTATAGTATAGGCGTTTATTTCTTTACCTTCTTCTATTGTGCTGCTGCTTTGCTTCCATACACTAATAGCTGATAGCTTTGCTTTGTTCTCTGTAGTGCTAAACCATAAGTCCATTAAAAAACCGTTAAGGATACTTTTTAAAACATCGTTAACGCCTTTTGATTCAATATGCAAAGTATTTATTCTTGTTGTTGCATGCCATTCGCTAACTTCTGCTGCCCATTCTGCCGATGGTATTAATGCTGGGTCAAAATCAGAATCAATTAATATACGAGTTAATAAAGAGTCAATTGTTTCATCGTCTGATTCATCACAAATGAATATCTCGTCGCCTGCGTCATGCTCTTCTTTTTCTGTTATGGTCAGTATTTCCAATGATGTTGGCGCTTGAATAGGTATTCCGCGCCCTGAAACTTGTATTTTATGGTCTGCTGGGTCGCTAGTGTCAACACCATCTATACGCATAAACTCATCACCGATACGGATAACCATACCTATTGAATAAACTGTTTCGTTATCAACCTGTAATACAAGTTGGTTTTCTGTAATGTCTTGACGTAAAAAGCTATTAGTAGCAATAGGCCATTCTTTTTCATCAAGGTTTGCCAGTGACATGACATCTTTACAATTTAATTTCCAAGTGCCACTACTGCCAGCATTAAAAGATTCTGCAACATAGTGCCTAGTTTCAGCACCATTAACCAAATCAATTGTTCCATCTGGCTGAACTCTGTATAACTTAAGTTTTACATTTTTATTGTCAAATATCTGACGCGCTGCAAGCTTACCAAAAAAAGTCCCTTGCTTTTTAACTGTAGCGTTAACAGCTGGCGCATCTGGGTTCGGGTCTTGGTTTGTAAAATCATCAAAGGTTATACTTAAAGATCCACGCCCTGCTAAACCTTGCCCCGGTTTTATTGATGTTGCTGTTTCGCTTATTGATTTAATACATCTAAAAGGCGAGCCTTGAATTAATGGCGCGTTTTGGTTAGTGAATTTATAGGTTTTATATTCACCAGTCCAAGCCTCGTCACAAGTTAACGGCGTGCCATAACCCGGTGAGCTGCCAATAGTACAAGCGCCGGTAATAACAGGTAAATCAATCTCCAACACCTCGAAGTGTTGTTGATTTCTCATGCTTCTAGTTTGTTCAAATGTTGCCATTCTATAACCCGTTATAAGCGTTAAAAGTTAGTTTTACTGCGTTTAGCTTTCTTGTTTGCGGATGCGCTGACAAATCATGTTTAGCATCAAAGCAGATATAAGCGCTTTGCGGTTCATCTTCTTGCTCTTTAATAAAGAAAGGTTGCTCAAAAGTAAAATCAATAAAATCTTGCCAATCTGTTTCGGTAAACTCTGCTACCTCATTAGGTAGCGTTAACGTACCTTTTAATGCTTTTGGCTTTTTAAGCGAGCTAACAGGTGCAGCTTGCATATTATTTGTCGTGCGTTGCTCTAGTTGACGCATAAGCCATAATCTTTTATAGCCTGCCTGCTCGCCTTTTTCTATATCAAGATGCTTACCAGCAGCAACAAAGCTAACAGTTGTTTGGTGGTTGTTAGGTACAGTTAAAAATCTAATAATTAAATTTGTGAAGTTTCTTTCTGGGAAAGTAAACATTAAGTTATGATTTCTTTTTAACGGCTGTACAAACTGAACAAAGTCTAGCCCGTCATATATAGCGACTGTTGCGGGTGATGGACTAGCAGCATTATGACCTGAAACAGCAACATAACTAATACCAGCTTGAGCGCCATAGCTAATAGAAAAGTCGGCTACATTAGTGCCACACGTATAATTTAGCGAGTGGTCTGGGTCTGAAATATTAGCGGGTATCTCACCTGTTCCAGCATCCGTTATTGTTGGCACTTGGTCAATTAAAACGTTTGTATATGATATTGATAAACCCATTAAAATCGCCCTTCTCTTTGGCCTTTGTTTAGTGCGTTAGCTATAGCATCAACTAATTCGTCACCGCTATCAGTAGC